GGGGGTCGTGGGAAAGGATATCTCCAGGTCGGACGTAAAATTTTGAGTCTTGAAAACTTATTGTGGAAAGTACAACATAGCTCTTCATCCTCAGCCTCCCAGGCTAGGTCCGTCTCGACGGATGACTCCTCTGTATCTAATACTGAGATTTTCGGGAGGCCACTCTGGAGACGGGTCGGCGAGGGTCTTGGAAGAAGACCCTCGCCGAAGGATTGAGTTGGACCCGGCTTTAGTTCTCGCCGATGTTCTGGTTCGCCACGAAGACCTGGAAGCGGCCAGTGACGGTCAGGCGCAGCACGCCGGAGGGGTTGAACACGAGGAACCCGAGGTTCTCGAAGATGCTGAACCCGATCTGACGGAGGTCCGGCCGGTCGGCGGACATGACGGTCAGGGGGATACGTTCCGGGATGACGCCAAGAAACTCGGCGTCCGCCAGGATGTAGACGCATCCGTACCCGACCTTACGGGACTGGAGCAGCGTTGCTCCCCAGAGGTATCCCATGACGCCGGTCTTAAGCAGCTTGCGCTGGGTCTCACGGTCGATGTTCTGCTGTGTCCACTTCAGCAAGTCGGTGTAGTCCCGAGGGTTGAAGAAGCAGAACGCAACAGACAAGTCGTGCCGCTGGACCTGCCCGAAGCCGTCCGCCATCGAGTTGATGTCGATGGGCGGGGAGATGGCGATGTCGCCGTTGTAGACGGGGTCGAAGGAGCCACTGCCGGCCTTCGCTAAGTTGTCGGCGGCCACTTGGGTGTTGGCAGCGGCGGCGACAGTATCGAAGAGACTGAACACATAGCCGTCCTCGGCAGCGCCAACTTCAGCCTTGGCCAAGTTGAGGGAACGAGCGACGAGGTCAAACCGGCGCTCCTTGATTTGCGTGATCGGGATCATCGGGTTGGAGACGATCTCGAACGTGGGAACGGTGACCCTCTTGGGCTTGGTCACACGAACGATGTCGCCGCCTTCCTCACCCACGACGAAGGCTTCAACGAAGGACCCACCGGGAGTCGAGCCCACGGTCTGGGCCTGGATGTCGAATTCCTTGTCATAGATCGGAAGTGCGCCATCGGGAAGCGTTTCCACCATGAGCGCCTTGCGGGCAATGCTCATGTAGTCACGCCGCCTACGGAGGGACGGTCCAAGCGAAGCGGCGAGCTTCTGCCGTCCGCCAGCGGTCTTAAGCAGTTGGCCAAGCATCGCCGTCTGCTGTTGGGTGCGGGAAAGAGTTGCCATAATGTGTTGTCTCCTTTTCTTTCTTGGAGGTGGTCCTTCCTAAGGAAGGATTCCTCGATCCTCTACAGCAGAGAGGCCACGCCGAGCCAAGGCTCGGAGGTTGTTGGAGTATGGGTGCAGATACCCACGATCTTGTAGTTGGCAGAGTTGGTTGTGGACTGTGTGTTGGGGGAGGTGTACAGCCCTACATTGGACTTGCTTGTGGAGCCGCAGTAGATGTACTGGCCCACGATGAAAGTGGCTCCAGCGTCATACGATTCACTGTTGATGTTGCCCTGGAAGAGCGCCCGGACCACGGGAGCCTTCTTGGAACCGGCAGGGCCGATAGCGCCCGAGAACTCGCCGGGCCCGTTGAGCAGGACGGCGAAGGGGACGTTGCCGGCCGCAACAGTGGTCGTTGCGTTCGAGGTGTAGATGCGGTCGCCGGGGTTGTAGGGACCGGTGCCGATGATTCCTGCGGTCGCTGTTTCCGTCGATGTACCGTTCGGGTTGGCGTCAACGTCGCAGGGGACGATGACCGACTCCACGTTTGAGGCATTCTGCGGGTTCCCGGCCAGTGCCATGATCCTGCCGCCCAGATACCCTGCATTAATCAAGGTGGTCTGGTCAGTTCCGGGGTCACCGGTCAGGACCACGTCGGGAGTGCAGTTGACGGAGTCGTTTTGGCCGTAGTATGTAAGTTTCATTCCCATACTAGTTACTCCATGTCAAGAAGCTTTGGATTGATCTGAGTCTCCAGTCCGTTGTTCAGGAGTGAACGTAGGGACTATGGGG